ATCTTCTGGGCATTGGCTGCACACTGCGCGGCCATGAAAGACTTGCCGGTTGATTCAAGACCTGCAATCTCCGTGAACTTGCCAACTGGTATGCCACCAAGCTGACCGCGACAGACAATGGAATCCAACCACCGAGAACCGGTGGGGATCCATTCTTTAACTTCTGTAGGATTTGCTTCCTTCAGATTGTGGGCGACATTCACGCCCGAAGTTTTGTTGATTAAGGTTCGCAGACCCTCTATTGAGATTTTACCTGCTTTAGACTTACTTTTTGCCATAAAGGCCTCCGTATTTATAAGAAAACTCTTCCATCATATCGCGCTGCAGAACAGCAACCTGCTTACTAAGCTCTTCAACCTCGTGACGAGTCTCCAGCAGCAACAAAAATGTCACCGCTAGTGCAACCGTCAGTAAGCCAACGAACATTGCTCCCCCTCGGCCCTAAACCGAAAGGGTCAGCAAACCATCTTTAGTCTGCACCACTACATCAAACGCAGACACAAAAATATCGGCTGCGCTATTGAGGCTATAAAGATCACTGGCTCGGACCTTAAGGTTTGTGGCGATTTCGCACGTTCCCCTCTTGTGGTCATGGCGCTCCGTTGAAATAGTGAGCAAGTCATGCTCATAAGCTTCGCGCTGGATCGTCTCGGCCAGATAATCCTCAAATGTGCCTTCTCTCTCATAGTCTTCCAGCAAACCTGCGTCGCGCATGGTTTCCAGAATGTCTTCCTCATAACGAGAATATATGGTCACCCCACGCGTGGCCAGCACTGCGGCCAACACCTGAGCGGTTTGTGTTTGAGAGATGGCCTCATCAATATAGTCATCTGAGATATGCCAAACCGATGCATGATCTTCGTAATTTAAATAAACGAAACTTTCGCCTGATATTCCCAGCTCACGTAACGTATTTACTATTTTTCCCATTGTCGCTCCCTAAATTAAAAATTAAGACACCTGTTGCCCGTGCCTTCCTGCGGCTTATATCATTGATTATTTTTGGTATTCTGGATTTCAAGACGCAGGTCTTGCGCAAGTGTTTTGGCCTCCTGCATTGCCTTTCGAACGCGGGTGCCAGCGGCATTGTTTCCCCGATCGCAAAACTTATCATAATCTTCCCTGGTCTCGACCAGGAGAGAAATAAGTTGTTCCAGTAAATTGTCTTCAGTACTCATTATAACTCCTATAAAATTTGAGGCACCTGATAACCCTGTGCCTCCCTGTGGGGGGGATGATTAGAGAGCGCCAAGCTCTGCGAAAGCGTCGTCAACAGCGTTGCTGTCGCCTTCCTTGCTACCGTACTTCGTAGTCTCACTACTCACCGTCTCCGGGTCATCAACATGAGAATTGACGAAGGTATCAAGAATCGTCTGCACATCGGCAGTCGTCTTTCGCTCAAACAGACCAGAAAAATCTGGGATACTACCCAAAAGCTCTGCGCACTTTTCGGGGGTCAACTCCTCGCAAAGAGGGGAGGACCGGCGGCGAGGCACCAGCTTTGTCTGGGGGAAGGAAGCGCCAGGAGGCTTTCCATAGGTCATTGTGAGATCCGTGCCGGTCTCGGTGTCGGTGATATCACCATACTCTGGGTTAAGCACGAGCGTCAGGAGGTTTTCATAGGCAGTCTTGCCGTAACCCCAGATACGCACTCCCCGCTCTTCCTCGCCGCGTACCATCACGGGACTGAAAAAGCGCTGTCGCACAAAGAGAGACTTAGCAGTCTTCTTGCTGTGCTCATCGTTATTGTCTGCGCCTTCGCGCCACAACTGGGAGGCGAATTCACATACGGGACATTCGTCGCCGTAGTTGCGCTTGGGGCACAAGAAGCCACCCTTCTCAACATTATAGTGAAACCACATTTCCTTAAAGGGGTCACCATCTGCTGTCGGAACAATCCGAATAGTCTGTTCCCCATCCTCGGGGCGCCAGAAAGTGTCATTTGAGGAGTTTCCCTCTCCACGTAGTGACGAGAGCTTTTCTCTCATCTTGTCTAAATTAATACCCATTTTTTATCTCCTTATAGTTGGGTTAAAGTACGATCAGCCAATATCCTGATCGTCTAAAAGTTCTATATATGATTGTACCATGGAAGAATACTGAATGCAATAACAATATTTCTGATCATAGGTGGTTTTAAACACTCCGTATGAAATGTTAATCCCCTCGTCCAGCTTTGACTTAACAAAGGAAGTAATTTTTTGAAATAATGTCGTGTCTTCCTCCAGATCTGCTTCATTGATACCATAATAGTATACCATATCTCGTGGCTTTTTCAAGTTATAAAACCACTTTTCTTCCTCTTCTTCGACATCCAGAACCCCCACTGTCGCAACGCGACTTAGTTCCGAAGGGGTTATAAAGTTGCCCAGAATAGGCTCAGAATTCTTAAACACATTTATCATGTGAATGGTGTTAACCAGGGCCTGATTAAGAACATCAAAGTAGCCCATGATAGGCACTTCACCAATGCCCTTTTCGATAAGCAAATTATCCACCAAGATCACACACTCCAGAAGACCGGAGCGGGCATATTCTTGGAGAACATTTCGCACCACTCGTTCTTGCATCTTTTGAGTCTCACTCAGAAGGTCCAAATCCGGTTGGATGTATAGCACTGTTATGCGGTTATCTTTAATTTGCTCTAGAAGTCTTAGGATGCCTCCCGAAACCTGTCCACTTCCCCCTACTGCGACGACGACCTCCTCGTTGGAGAACTTCAGCTTGCGCTTTAAGGATGGAAAGTGCTCTTCGTACTCTTCATGTGATGCGCGCTTTCTAATTGTGATGTCAGCCTCCTTATGTACATCAATTCCCCATGTTTCATACTGAGGAAACTTAGAGAACACTCTGGCTATCTGACAGCCGGCCTTTCCGAGTCCAACAATCTTCATCAGTCCTCGACCCACTCCAAAATATAGCCCATTTCGAAAGTGCCACGGGTCGCTCCTTTAGACAGGCGCTGAGCCTCGATGCTTTTCTGCCTTATTCCTAGGCGGTGACAAATAAAGTTCAAAATCTCCACTATGTCCGCCGCTTCTTCGGCACTAGGGTTCTCAACAAACTCCATTACCTCTTCTTGCAGTTTTCGCATAGCATAATCTTTAAGGCGTTCGCCGCGCTCTTGGCGGACTTGAAAATCCTTTCCCGCTTCTTGGATAATCTCGGGGATGCGATCGCGGACTAGTTTGTGGTACAGCTTCTTCTCTTTCATAACTTTAATTCCTTCATTTCTCCGAGGTTTCTTCCAGCGGAGACGTTAACCTTGAACATATCATAACGCGTTTTCTTGAAGGTGTCAAGCAAATTTAAAATTTCGTACCGATCCTCTTCGGCGAGGTCGATATACACAGCGTCGTGAATAAGAAATGCGATGTGGCTTTTTCTCCCCTTCAAAAGCTCATAAACCTTATAAGCCTGCTCGTGCACCATGTCAATTGTGGTGCTTTGAACGATGTAATTAAGAGCATGATGCTCGTCTACGTTCTCTATTATTCTACCATAATCCGTCGTAATTTTTAAGCCATCCCAGTACTTATTCCGTACCAAATCCTTGTTATAAAGGCGTTCTAACTGCTTGTTTTCCTTACTGGAATACAACCACGCGAAGGTTTTCACCTTGGCTTCTTCTCGGGTTAACTCACCATCGAAAATGTTCTTAACATTCCAGTTATGAATGTCGTTCTTAGGCTGCTCAATACCAGCTAGGGCCAGGAGTATCCTCAGCTCTGCGGCATTGAAATCAAGTTCCAGCAACCAATCGTTAGTCGGCTGGAGGCAACGACGGAATTCTTTGTTCATCGTAAGGATTGGAAAACTATTGGGGTTGGTGGCTAAGCGGCCTGTAACAGTCCCCCAGGCGTTATAATCACAAACCGGTCTGACCGTCTGCAGGGTGCGCAAGAAGTTTTTCCCCCTTACGGACCCCAGCAAATGATTAATAGGCGCGGTTTGAATTGATAGGGGGCGCGCTTTAATGTCGGCGAGCATCTCCACCAGATGATACATCTCTTCATAGTTCGCGGGGCGCTTTCGGCTCTCCAGAACATGCGCAGTTATCTTATTTTTTGCATGCAAATACTGAAAAAGAAAATACTCGGGAATCAGGTCATACAAACAGTTCTCCGTTAGCGCTATCTGGGAGGTACCAAATGCTTTTAGGCATGCTTTTAGTGTTTTCTTGATCTGCTCCCACTCTTCTTGCAGGTCGTCCGGGCACACATCGGTCAGGGTTGCCCCCTCGGTATAGATCTGTCCCAGCTCATAAATTGGTCCAGGCAGTCGTGGACTATACTCCCAAGTCTCTCCTGTCATAGGCAGAGGCCCATTGCCGTTGATAAGATTATCGACGTAATATCCTGCGCAATCTGCCTTGGTGTCCAGCAGTTGAAACAATTTGTTCTTGATCATATGATGATAATATCTCGAAACAGAGAGAAAGTCAACCTATTTTTTTAAACTTTTTGAGGCCGATCGGGGATCGCCAGCGCTCTTTGCCTTCTTAGGAGAGACTCCCGTAAGCTGCGAGATGTTTGCGGGGTAAATATATTTTCTGTATCGAAAGTTTACCTCCTGAGCCACCCGTTGTAAAGGAGTTAATTTATTGTCGGGCATTTTAAGAGAATAGAGATTGTACGCGTTTTGCTTGAGAGCAGCGACATGCTCAGGCTTATAGCTGTCCTGCGATTCAAGCTGTCGGAGATCGATATAAAAGTCTATTAAGAACTTATGATCCAGCAGCCCCAAGAGGGTGTTCCTCTCCTGTTCCTGCCGCCGTATGTTTTCGTAACTAAAGGTATCGTCCTTACATATATGTTCCACTTGATATAGTGGCTCCGTGGCCACCAGCAATTGGTAAGCATCCACCAAAATATTAGCTAAATGGTTTATATCGCTTTGATAGGTTGGGGCATAGTAAACATCAAAAAAATTATCACGCGTGATTCGGTCTCCTGTGGCGGCGTCGACATACTGATCGACATGCACCATCAACGCCGGGGAGAACAGGTCCGCTGTTAAAACCCATGGTTGATTTTTATCTATCCTAAAACCATACCGTTTAGCCACCCAAGCATAGAAGTCATAATTGGGATCATTAATAAATTTCTCATATTTAGCTTTATCGTCTGAGGGGTCCACCTCAGCAATTGCAATGGACAGGCCCGTGCACATAGGGTCCGTCTGATATGACAAAACATAAGAAGTTTTTGTTATAGGAAATAGGGAAATAAGGCTTTTTAAGAAAGCGCTATAATATTTAACAAATGTTTGAAAATTTTCAATGGGTTGTGACCGCGGTGGCTGAAACGAGGATACAAACTGTTCGCTTATTGCTCTGTGAACTGCGAGGTATTGTTGAGTTGGATCTTGATAAGCTCGTCTGGCCACCGGCTTCACGATATCAGGGTTGCCCTGAGTTGTCATGGCACCGACGAGGCCTGCGTTCAAGATGTGGTCCACAAACTTTCCAAACGCATCACTCACAAAATTCAAAGCAAAGAGGGGGCGATCGGTGTTGGGAATCTGTACTATACTGTCCGTGCTGGGAATGACAGTGTTTTGTTGCGTATCTAGGCGACCGAATAAATTACGTTTATACCAAGTATCCAAGGGTGCCGGCGCATAAGGGGCTCTAGGATAAATACGCTCTTTGTAGAGAGACCTCTGAAACATTGCCGCAAAGGGCGACAGGTCGTTTGACCCGGCCGGCTCGCGGAGATCTTCTAGAGTAAAGATAAACCCCTTTTTGTTGCGTATTTGTGTCATAGCTCTGAGGTGGTGTTCGTGACGGTTGTATCTCCGATTCCGTCGTTGTCCCAATCGACCAGCACTATGCATTTCTCGGTGGGATCTACATCCGGTTCAGGTTCCTGCGGAATCGGTAGGGCTTCGCCATTGATGGCCACTATCTTTGTATTATCGCCTTCATCCATTGCGCTCTGTTCCTGCATGGCGCTGACCGTAGTGCTATAGCCGCCAGGGGAAATCTCATTGGTGACCGAGTTGACCAAGAAATAGCCCCCCAACCCAATAAGACGCGCAATGTTTGGAATGCCGCCAAGAGCCCTAGTCGAGCCGGCGCCGATCGCGATAGGATCTATGTAGACATACGTACCATTCTTTTGCAAAGTGTTGCCTACCATGTTCATCTGAACCGTGTACAACTCTTTGAGCTGTTGGGCACCTAGAGCGCCGTCTTTCGAGATTCTTGCCTCCCGATAAAAAGGCATGTCTTGACGCTGAAAGTTGATTTCTTTTGCAAGGCCGCATCGGCCGCCAAGATAATAGTGATATATGCCCTCTTGCAAATCAGAAATTCGATCGCCAGACATAGGCCGAGAGTCAACAGAATAAAAGACAGCAGTAGGTATGCTGGGGCCATGAATGCTTTCGGGAGTTAGACGTTGCCGGTCTCGGTTTTGGGCTTTTCTGGCTGAGTGTGCCATCTGATCTAGAGTTACAGCACAACCTTTGAAGCTGTCCGCCATTCGGAAGTTCGAAGAATTAAAAGTTACATTAAATTTAAACACCTTTTCAAAACAAGTGCTAGAATAGGCATCTGTTATTAGAGCAGCACAAACATCCCTAATGAAGTCCAGTAATTTATACGATTCCTTCTTCCCTCGAATAACTGTGTTAACAAACCATTCGTTAAACTTGTCAAGAGAAATTGGAATACTGCCAATATTCATATATTCCCAAATGCCACTGATTTTACGAAACCGAAAAGGATCAATCTGTGCTAACTGACGCGTGACCTCTTCATTTTTTGGCGTCGATGGGCAGCTGAACTTGACAGTTTGAATTTGATAGGCCAACAACGGATTAATCATCTCAACATTCCCTAGCACCACCTGCATAGGAGGAGTATTGGTGCCCGCTTGCTCTTCTATAAGGTGAGGCAATCGGCTCTTTAACAGCGCATCGATGAGGTCACCCAAATACATGAAAGGGATCCCCGTCTTTTTGGCGCCGAGTTTCAAGAAGCCGGCGTTGTCGGCTAGCCTTTTGAGATTCTTGTTTTTCTCTTGTAGTACATTCTCGTCAAGAGCTTCGGCGGACTTCTTCGCTTCCAAGTCGGTTTTGGCCTTCACTTTCGCAGCCTTGGCGGCGTTCTCCAATTTGATAACTTTCGAAGCGCGGACCTTTGCAGCCTTGGCGCGGTCTTCAGGCGTCATCTTGTTTAGCGGCGCAAGCAAGTCTCTGGTATCCGCCGGAGCGACGCGCACTTTGTTATGCTGGGCGAGCGATCCCAAAAATTCTTTATACTTTGCGGCGCGAGTCTTCTGCATCAAGATAATCTGCTTCTCTAGAAGTGCTTGTTTTTCCTTTTCAATTTCCTCTTCAACTCCCGTGGTTATCGACCGCCCTTCGGCGGCTTCGAGGAAGTCGTTATGTTTCTCTTCGAGGTCGGTCAGTGCTTGATCCAACTTTTCGAGGGAATTCTTATAAAGCTCATGTCCTATAAATATATCAGCTGTGGGGCTCCGAGTGATGCCCGACATAGAGGCTTGATACTGAATTACCAACTCTAAAGTTCCGTCCTGTTCGAAGTTTATTTCATGGCTGACGATCTGAAGAAAGAATGCTCTTCGAGATCCCTCAAGCGCGCCCTTAATGCTCTTAAGATCGTCGGCTGTGTACCCAGGAATGTCCATGGACTCAAACCCGGGGGGTGTCGACCAGCCGCAAATGACCTTAATCCGAAAATTCTCTCCTACATATTCGTTATTAATAGCGTCGCATACATTCCCAAGCGAGTCGTCCTTATTCTCAAGTTTCGCTTCAGATGATTCTGGTCGCCCCTGAATGCCTGATCCAATTATAAGGTCCAAGTATCCAGGCTGATCTGGAATACCGGCAGCATATTCCGCTTCCGTCCCCGGTATCTTATTATGTCGAAACAAATCATATACGCTCTGGAAGTGCATTGTTAGTTGAGCGCTGATCATATTGTCGACTTCCGCCGGCTGCGTGCCATCGAGGCTCCATGTGAACGATTTCATTCCGGCGCCACCTAGGCGACCATATGAGCCAGCCGTTATTTGAGTAAGGTCGTCCTCTTGAATAAAATTGCTAAATGGAATTCGATCTTCAGATTGAGGCACAAGGGCCGGGACTTCATCGCCGGGTTGCTTAAGATAATTAACTCTATATAATTCAAAATGAGGAGTCATAAGTGCCCAAAGATCCGGGCACATGTTCTGTAAGGTGTAGGCTTCCGAATCCGGGCCGCCTTGCCTTGGAGGCCATGTTGCAGGGGCGCCGTCTGAGCCATGGTGCAATTTAGATACAATATTCGCCGGCTGGCCATGGGTCAAAACGCCAACGTTTTTGTAAGTTTCTGATTCTCGCAGGGAGGCCAACTGTTCAATGTTTTCCAGCAGCCAGCACTGTGCTTCGATGGCATGAATTTCCTTGCCGGTGCGGATTTTGCGCTTGCCGACATTCATTTTTGCCTTCGGCTTGCGCCTGGGGCGAGAGCCGCCGGTGCTGGGTCGAGTTGGGCCCGGGGGAACTGGGTCCTGGAGACCCCACAAGATCTCCATGACAAGCTGGTCATACCAACTCCTGCCGCTCCCCGTTTTATGTGTGCTGCGGCCGACCGTGAGGAACATCTGCTGCAAGCCCTCGAATAGTCTGTTCGCTGATGTTGCGGCGACATGATTGAGGAGAGCGGTGTACACTGTGTCTTCTTCTCCGGGGATTTTCCATGGCGACTTGCTGTGTTGTGCGTCGCCCTGTAAAGTTCCTCGACCGATTTTCAGCTGGGACGGAATGGTCCACCCCGTCTGTGGCTTCCATGCGTCTTCGAAGCCCTCCCAATCCTCGGCTTGCGGGGCGAGACTGATATTTTTAAACTTTAGGGGGCTGCCATTAACAAAAGGCATAGCCATATTATTATTCAGCGCTGCTTTAAGTTCGGCGGTGGCAACCGGCGAGCCCAATGTTAAATATCGAGCGTGATAGGCATCCCGCAATTGTTGTGATCCGAGTAACGTGGAAAGGGGATTGTGCTTAGCAATGACCCCAGCCTCGTACGCGGAATTTCCGGCGCTGTGGCCGGAGCTCCAAGGACGCGCCTCGCCGAAGTCTTCGGTTTTTACCAAAGAGACTTGAGGTCCGGTATACGCTAGCGGAACGACCTTCTTACCAGATTTTTCTGTGGTGATTATCTCCTTAAGTGGTGCCCAGACGGCATCGGTAGAGGTGGCCTGCATATTGGCTGCACTCGAAATAAGTACATTAAACTGCTTCGGGTTCGGGGAGCCTTTGACGTTCCAAAACTTAAACCTCTCGCCCATAAAAAATATGGCCGGCTTTGCTGCCTCTGGGATCTCTAGAAAGGTATCCAGTATGGGCTTCATCATCTTGTACAGCACTTCACCTTGCGCTGCCGCGGGAGACGTAGTGCGGCCGAACATCTGCTCTCTGATTACTCCACCGTTTATTTTCCATTTCGTGGGGACATCCTCTTGCGAACCGGTAACATAGTCCCCACGCTCCTTCGCTAGCTTGACCGCGTCGGTGACTTCAGATGTATATTGGCCGGCCGCAGATCGGAAGGCATCGCGGGCTTTGGAGTAGGCAGTTTTCGGCGCGGGTGAGTGCCCAAAACCGGACTGCTCTACTGGCGGAGGGGGATCCGATTCAAGCTCCTTCTTTAAGGCTGGTTTGGGGATTTTAAGTTTGGCCTCATAGGAGAGAGCTTTGCGGTAGTTCCAAGAGGCTGCGTTTCCATTCGGTGGGCCGGAGGGAGATGAGAAGTCATGTGCAACAGCGTAGGCGGCGCAGGCCTTCATAAATTGTCCGGTGTACCAATCCTTCCATTGTTTTTCATAATTTGTAGAAGTTGCCATCAGTTCACCTTAAATATATTCCGAGAGTGGTCTCCAAAGGAAGGGGAATATAAATCAAGTCGCCGACTGTAACATCCGCCTCAGTGGGGCGTTTGTTAAATTGAGCAATCACCCACCAATAGGTGGGGCTCCCATAATACTGGGCTGCCAATTTATAATAACGGTCCCCCACTCGCCAGATATGCTGAACTCTCTGCACTTCGCGCATCTGAGCCGGGCTGGGATAGTTGGTTTTTGGACTTCCGTAGTGCCGGATGAACTTTACATCACGTTCATCAAAAACACGTTCGTATAATTCGTTCGAGTTCTTGAATACTTTACGATCGTCGAAGCGGTTTGACATAATGTTTCCTAACAGTCCCCTGTCATCTCGCTGGCATTCGCTTCAGCAACGTCTGCGCCGGCGCCGGGAGAGGTCTGCTCCGTTTCTGCCGGGGAGGGCGCAGGGGGAACAAAGCCCGCGCGGGCGACGTCTTCAACGCCGCCGGCTCTGGCCGCTGCATGATAATTCGATGCATGGTTTTGGGTCCATTCGTCGACCGCATTAATGCCCCGATAAAGATCTTCGCCGGGCGGATTCATCAGGCCGCCATGTGGAAAATTGGAAAGATATTTCGTCTCTCCGGATTCGGATGGGGCGCCCCCAAAATAAAAAGTATTCTCTTCACCCTTCACCCAACCCATAAGATGAGTATGCAGGACTGTAAAGGATAAGTTAATAGATAATTCTTGATAAACCATTTCTGCTGTAGAACTTCCGGCAGTATTGCGGCTACGGACTTCATTACCCTCCGCGTTTATACTAATAGTGTCGGTGGGCAGGAATTGTCCTGCATCTATATTGGGAGCATAATTAACGCCCTGTAAGTACCCCACAAGGCCTTGCTGGTCTGTGTTGTTTTGAGCCAGGTTCGCATATTGAAGACGCAAGAGTGGGGCGGCTGCAACAATAGCCTGGTCTTTGGGATTTGTGCAAGAAACGCCCTTTCCTGACGACCCCTGGTCATATACGGGATACAGAAATTGAATGAGTTTATTCACGTTTTGGTTATTTCTAATGGCCTCGGCCCTAGAACCAGCCACAACAGAAAAACTCAGATTGATTTGTCGTTGTGTTCCCTGAAAAGTCGACAGGGGGTCCATGCGTCCATAAACCTCTACAGGATTCCAAGTGGAGGAAAAGTCATCGGAAAAGTCAGTGACCCAACCTTTGAAAGCAATCATCTGACTTGTAGGCAAATGCTTTATCTTAATATTAAAGTCTGAAATTAACCCTGGTTGCATGTTCTATCCCTCCTTCTAGGCCCAAGACTTCCGTGAGCCGGGGCCGAACCTTCGCATAGCTTCGGGGGTGTCGAGCGAATTAAGGACGACTGAATCAAACTTCTTCCCGCCGGCGTACAGATTAACTACTGTGGGCTTATCTAGGCTCGCCGCGGGGCTCGAGTTGGATTCTTTGATGGCATCGATAAAGGCGTCTCGGTCGGCAGCTTGCATCTGCGCCAGGGAATCATTAATAGCGCCGCCCTTGATTGCGCCGTAAAATTCCTCATTTTTGTTGATGGGTCTAACCTTGCCGTCATAAATGAAATCATCGACTCCTCGTTCCGCCAAGATAGCATCAACCTCCGCTGGGGACATCTTTTTCCCTTCGAACATGATACTGCCTTTAGCAGTTTTTTCATCCGTGAACATATCCTTCGCCAGACGGCCGGCGACAAACATTTGTTCAAATACGTTTTTGCCATGTGTGTCTTCGTTTAGTTGTCCTTCTGCGACAAGAAAGCCGAGACCCACCTTCTTCAGGGCCCACGAGAGGGCTTCACCAAAGGCTAGACCGAGCGTGGCAACAAGAGTAGCGGGGAGATTAACTATTGCTCCGATAACGATCGCGATGGCACCGACGATACCCATGACGGTCTTGCCAATGCGATCGATGTTATCTTGGGCCGTATTGGTCCAAGTGCCCCATGCGTCGAAAAGTACAAAGACGGCTTCAAGTCCAACAAGAATCTTTCCGAGGCCGACCTTGACCGCAGGCATTGCGACTTCGATAATCCTGGTGAGCCACGCTGGTCGTGGCCATTTGGCGGGGTTCATCCATTGGGGTATCTTCCAGTTGGTAGGATTCATCCAGCTGGGCGCCGACCAATTGCGAGGATTCATCCAACGCGGGGGCTTCAGTTTCTGAATTATCTGATTGAGAGTCGATCCTTGCTTGAGTCCGCCGGCGCCGCGGCCTGTAAGACCAGTTGCCCTGCGCGCAAAGCCCGTCGCGCGCTGCCACATCGAGGGCTTACCGAATTTCCCGGCGCCGCCGACGAATCTAGATGTCTTCAGGTTGACCCATCGGCCCGCCTTCGCATTCCAATAAGACCCGGGGGGCGGCTTTGCGCCGCGGGCGCCTCCGAGACCCAGCTGTGCTCGGGCACCGGTGGGGCTGCTGCTGAGGAGCCACCTAGGCAGTTTCGAAATTACATAGCTGCCAATAAGGCTGCCCAGAATGACCTTCGCCTTACCTATGGTGCTGAGGTTACTGAACCAAGTCATCATCCTCTTGAGGTGGTCGCCGACTTCGATGATGGCATCCCGGATCTTTTCAAGCCAAGGCATCCAATTGAGAGCTATTTTTTCCACGAGGCTTAACATGAGTTCCCCGATATCTTGGGCGCGGGATACGCGTGCGTCGAGTTGAGATTTCTTCAAGCGCTCCATTTTCTGCTGTTCTGTCTCTCCTCCGCCAAAGAGCTTGCGAGCCTGTTCAACGCCGACACCCATACTAGCAGCGATCATCTTTTGCTCATATTTGCCCATGTCTTTGAAGTTCATGCCGGCCTGCTTCATAGAGCGCTGAAGGATCTCGACTCTTTCTTCCTCACTAGCGTTCAACATATCAATAGAGTTGAGGTAAGGGCCGCCCATGATGGCGTTTAACTTACCAACTGCCCTTCCGGCGCCCTCAAAGGTGTCAAATTGCTCGACGAGACCTAACAGTTCATCCATTGAGAGGCCAGTTGCCTTGGCTTGGGCCGACAACTTCTGGAAAACCTTTCCAATATTCTTTCCATGGAAAGCGAGCTTTGTGGCCACTGTTTTAAAATTCTCCATGACCTTATTAAAGGGCTCATTGAGACTCTCGGCAACGCCGCCGACATCACGCAGTACGCCCTCGACCTCACCGAAGCCAAACCCTAGGCTTCGGGTTGCTTCGTTGGCAATCTGGGCCTGTAAATCAGCCGACACCCCAAGCTCTTGGAACTTGGCGACGGTTTTAGTCAGTGCTTCCCGCTGGGGGCCCGTGGCTTTCGTGAAATCAACGAAATTAGAGTACAGGCCGCCATAAGCCTGGGCCACCTCATCTGCCCGGATGCCCGTTCCGCGCATGGCCCAGGAAAGGTTTGCGACCTCTCCTCCAAATTTGCTTGCGGCGCCAGTGGATTTTATAAAGCTGGCCCGGGCCTTGTCCATCTTGAGCGCCATCATAACGGAGGCTTCAATAACCTTCATCATGAACCCTACGACCCACTTAAAGGGATTGAGGAGGCCTAGGAGGCCTTTGCCGAAGGCTTTGAAGCCACCCTTTGTCCCCATCATCTTCTTGGTGAAGTCGCCCATGGCACCGCTATAGCCCATCAGGGTATTGGCGAAGTTTTCACCATCTTTGTTTAATTCTTCAAGCGCCTTTTCGTGCTCTCTAATCGCGTCGATGTTTTCCTTCTCTGCTTCGGTGGTAAGCCTCAGAAGTTTTATACGCTCTTTAAGGAGTGGGAGGCTTTTTTTCTCTTCCTCGGAAAGTTCGCCTTTGTGAAGGAGTTTTCTCTCAAGGAATCTTTCTTCCTTTTCTAGCTCCGCAAGTTTCTCTGCATTATCACGCAAGACTTGTTTGTGGCGTCGTATGTCGGCAGATTCTATCTCATCCTTGAGATCCCTGGCCTGCTGCAGAAGCTTAATCTGTTCTCTGAGATCATCGCCTTCCGGCAGGACTCTTTCTTCTATTTTTTCGTCGGCCATAATAAGTTACTCTAACTAGTATACGGCCATCGCAGCCCAGTCTCGCGCTCAAACTTAGAGACCGCAGCATTGAGTTTAGACCGATTAGAGAGAGTACGCTCATCATTGAGGCCATGCTTAAGGTATGCATCCATATATCGTTTTTCACGACCTAATGCATTTGTGAAAGCTGATACCTGCAGGGGCGTTCCGCGAATTTTAGCCGGGACAGAGCTGCCCCCGAACATATATTTTAATAGCAATTTTGTCAACCCTCCGAACGTGACAAGAAAACTTTCGTCTATTTCGGTGGGATCAACATTTAAATCAATTTCAATTGGAACCAGATCGCTCATGATAAACCCTCTCCTATTAAATAGTTCTAACAAGAAAAGCCGCGCATTATTTGCTACGGCTTTTCTGAGAACTCTTTTCTGAGGCTTTCGCTTGCTCTTCGAACTCCTGCACCAATCTCTCAATAAACCAGCGCCTCAACTGAACCGGAAGGTTGTAGGCCTCAAAAAAGGACCAACCGCCATGGTGTTTTAAAATAAAGAATTCTTCATAAACATGGCGTTGATAATCACTCGTCAGGCCAAAAAAAGTCGGCCGTCAAAGGCACTGCAATCCTCCCATCATGATCGCATTCCGGACAAGTAAAGTCCTGATGGAGGTCGAGATTCGGCATCACTGCTTCATACGCTGTTCGAATTTCACGCGAGGCGCGGGTTGGGCAAGCATTAATAAATTGATCCACGAGAGATGGATCCCTATCCTCGTTAACACCAACAATAACAAGTCGTAGCTGGTCAGTCACGTTACTCTCGGGGAGCTTCATCTTTTTCTTTTTGCCTTTCTTCTTTGTCCAGCGCTGCTCATCAGCACCAGTTAACAATTTAAGTTGGACTGAAAAATTAATTGAACTAAGCATCACACTGAATGTTCCGTCTTCGTTCAGTGTTACATTCGATGGAAGATTTGTGTGATCAAATAATTCTATCTCATCTAGCCTAAAAGAGTTTTGCACTGCCTGGCCGCAGTTCGGACAGCCGATCTGAGTCTCATAGTGAGGGCCGAAGCCTGTAACTCGCGACGCCACGATAATGGCGTTCTTATCTCCGATCAATAAATCGGACACTTTAATCCTTTGGTCCACCAAAACCGACTGAAGCATTCTATCAACGGCTACGCCGCGTCGAAGAAGAGCCTCTGATGTGAGGATGTCTTCTTCTTTTGCTGTCATGTGGCTGATTTCGACCACCTCTGCCTGATGCAATGGATGACCCTCGCCATAAAACTGGCCCTTACTGGGGAGCTCCACAAATTCAGTTGGAGTTACAAAGGAGAACTCAGACGCTGTGTTCTGAGTCATTGGTGCCGGGGAACCTTGGTCCGGCACAACTGGCTTGGCGCCCATGACGCGATCCAGATTATTTCGTTGTGACATTCATCACCTTCTTTCTTTTAATTTTAGGCGCCGCCGTAGGAACCTCCGCCGCCCTTTTTACTTTCATATGCAGCCCAATCATACTTCATTCCGATCTCAATATTAAGTAATTCGTCACCAGAATAATCTAAATCGCCAAAAGTGGCCGATTTGATAAAAGCATTCTTCAGGGTCCAGATGCCAACTTCGTTGCCGTCGCCATCAAGCTCGGCGATCTTCACCTCACCCAGTGCGTCAAGACTGTCAGCCTTGTTAATTGTGCCCGGGCGGTTGTCGAGCGCGTCCTGCTGCTCGTTAGGCCAGAGATAGCCAGACTTCTGGAGTGCAGCCAAAAGCAGATCTTGCCCGTCGGGATCAATTGAGTTAATAATCGTACATGTTACATCATTCCAAGTAAGAGAACCTGGATAGTAGTAAGTATTTCCTAAAAACTTGTGTTCGGTCTCACTAACGTCGAAACCGGGCTTCGTAACAGACTTAGCCAAGTACGGCACAAATCCATTTTGTCCTAAATCCATGTAAATCAAAAATCTATGTTGTCTTTTTGGTTCAGATGCTGCGTCATTCCAAAATGCCATTTTATAAGTCTCCTATAAAGTCTATATTAACTAGATTCCTTGCGGGAAAAATCCTTTCTTTTGTCATATTAGTCATCGAAAGAGGCACCCGTACGTGTAATATTGAAATCGATAGCGATAAACTCAATTGCACGTGTTGGCTTCAAGAAAATCTGAGCATACATAATGTTCCGGTCCACAAGGTCCGGTGTCGTGGTACTCTCGTCAAGGACCACTTTGAATTCACTCAGGCCAAAGCGTGTCTGGATACTCGCCAAGAAGGGGTTAACCTTACTCAGGAAGCGGTTCCAGGTCACCTTGACGTTTGGATCAAAGAGCAGCTGCGATGCGATCTGCGAGATGCGCTTCTTAACAAAGATCATGAGGCGACGGACGTTAATACGATCCAAGGCCGACTGAGTTACCTGCAAGGTCTTCTGACCGAAGATTACAATTCCCTCTGCGGGGAACTTAGCAATCGGGTTAATGTTGGCCGAGTAAAGATCATCGCGGTCGAGGCGTCGCAGCTGGTGCGAAACATCTACCACTGGGATGCCAGCGGCTCCTTCAGTCAGACCACCGCGGTTAAAGCCGGCTGGGGCGAACCACACGTCCGTCTTGCGCTGTGAGCTTGAGAAAGTACCGATTGCGGCAATAGAGGGTGGAAGCCACACAAAACTACCGTTAATGGTATCCCGCGAGCGGACCCAAGGATAGAAAGCACAACCATATGAGGAGTTAATTGCTCGATCTCGAAGGTTGTTGATAACCGTCTTAAGGCTGCTAGCCGTGTTATTGCGAGCAACGGCTGTGCCGTCCTCTCGGGGCTGGAAACCACCCTTAAGGTCGATCACTGCCAAGGCGTCGGCGCGGTCTTCACAAATCCCCATCAGGTGAGTTGTGAGACCTTCCTGTGTAAGCCCAGGCATAGAGGCGAGGTTCATCTCGACGACCTCTGGGTCGGATAGAGAGTCCATCGCGCGCTTAATCGAGCCGAAGCTATAACTCTTCTGGCCATTAATATCTGTAATCCCATTCATGAGACGACTATTGAACGGATCCATCTCCTGGATGTCCAGGCCATCGAATCCGCCATACAGTGGCACAGTAAACCTGTCAAAGCCCTGATCCAAGACGCCCGAAATGGCACCATACTCGTTAGTAAGAGAGGTACCGGCGGCGTGGGAGCCCGAAAGCCACTTAACGAAGCCCTTCGAGCCACTTGACGAACCGCTAAGGTCATCAAGGGTGAAGTACATTGAGAGTTCGCGCGCGCCACTGGAGGCACCGGCAAACATGTTGCCAACCATACCGCCGCGGGCCATCAGGAGGTCAATTGTTGAATCCTCGAAAGCGACGCCACCAGTTGTCCGTGTGGTTTGCATTCCGAAATAAGCGTCCGTGGGATTAGCCAGGTTACCCGATCCAGCGCAAACGCGGAATTCAGGCGCGGGGTAGAGGATAGAAGCCGTGAGGTGCGATCCACTCGCCACGAGCACACCCATGCCGTTTGAGGGGGTCATGTTGTTAAACATCGTGCTCGAACTTCCGAGGGAACCAGAGAACTTGCCGCGTGCAACGGTTGTCCCACTCACCCAGTTCGCCGAAAGCGAACCAGTATGAAAGACTGTTTCGTCT